TGAGGGGCAGTTTTTAATAATTCTCGGTGGATCGTCCCGAGCGTACAGATAGGCTTATCGCTGCTACCATCCTTGGATTGTCCATAAAGGAGACCAAGATTAACGTGTGGACGTTCCTTCCACATCCACTCTGTTTTATCAAACAAAGCGGAATTAATTACTAAAAACTCCTTAGAGAAGTAAGTTTTTCCGACAGATGATTCTAGACCACAAAAGGTCGCAATCGTTTCCCAATAATTTCGAATATAATTTTCATTCCCGGGGAAAACACAATCATCACCGTTGACTCGTAATGGACAATCTTTCAAAGGAAAGTGTCTTGAGTCTGCCAATTCCATACTATATCTACAGATAGCTGCGTTTGCTATACAGAGAAATGGAAAGGATATTATTGATCCCATTAATTGGCCCTCCTGTTGTGGAGACTCGGTTCCATCTTCATTCAGAAAAATATGACCAGTAAGGCAATCCTTAATCATCTTATGTAGATCTTGAAAATAATTCTCTGGCAACTGTCCAGATTGCGAATTAAAATTTCTTTCCAAAATTTCCATAAGTTGATCATTGATACACTCACTGACCCAACTATGTAAATTATCCGTAGACGCTTTATAGTCACCAGACACGATCAATTGTTCTGGTCCCAGGTTCTTAAATACCTCATTCACAATTTCAGCAGTGATAGGTTTACCTGTTAATTCAAAAACACGAAACTTTTGGAGTTGCCCCCAAAGTAACTTTTGAAATGGTTTTAATACGAAATATTTACGAGGTGGTCCTTTTGATATAACCCTAACCTTTAATGGTTCAGGTAACCCAACGGGTACGACCCAAGGTTTTTCAACCAAGGCCTTTTGCCACACCTTCCAATATAGTTGTTCATATAGTTTCTCTATACGTGATATGTTCACTTGCATTCCCACAGTCTCCTTGACTTGGGAAAGACGATCAAAGGTATATATATCATCCAGATCTCTCTGGGCTTCTTGCATTCCAAGACCTTTGAACTCCACGACTGACTGTTCCAACGTCGTCGCTACTAATGATACATCTATCAAAGATTTATCTCCTATAATGACATTAAATCGATCATCAAAATGATCAGGACCATCAAAAATGTCATCCATTACTACTTTCACTTGACCACCATCTTCCCTTTTACAGGTTGAATTGGCCTTAGTAGATGGAAAATACGGTTCCACAATATCAGAATAATTAAATTCAACACGATCAAATATTTCTTTGACGGTTCTCCGGAGTTGATCCTCCATGATATTACGATTAATAGGGTATACCCATTTGGTTGGATGACACTTAAATGTATCTCCCATACCTGAGCTTTCTTCCCATCCGTATGATATAGGCTCGAAACTTACTCTTCCAAACATCTCAAGATCAGAATCCTGAATTTGGACCGGTGGACTGGTTAACTTAGTTACCGTGTCCTTGATAGCTTTTTCTATCAGGCATTTATTTGCCGCCGGAGCACCCTGTTTTATAAACAAAACCGAATGCAATAAGCTCGAAAACAGGTCGGGTTGCTGTTTACGCAACATCATTAGCCACCTATGAACGTGACCTCCGATTAATACCCCAGGTAATGAAACCTTGATATTACTTTTACCTGAAAGTTTTGGTATGTCCTGCTTTTCATAAAAAGAAAAGAAAGCACAGGCCTTGTACTTGAATAAATCTTTCCAACTGCCCTCTCCATTTTGAGAGACATACTCCAAAACTTGAACGATAAATCTAGTTTTTCGTTCCTCATAACTCTTTCTATAGCACTCACAAGAACTTTTACCACAATAAGATAAACAATTCCGATAAGGGCCTATAGGAGCCTTTAATCCGTAAATATGTAACAGTTCATAGATACGGTTGACCATTATGGTCACCTTTTTATAATCCTTAACATTACAAGGCTTGTAGTCACGAAAGTATCGGACTACACAAGCTTGGAATCTCTGTTCACGCAGAAACTCCACTAATGTTAGCTGTTTGGATTCAGCCTTAATGAGACCGGATGAGTTGGTTGGCTTCATCGCCTTCCCACCCGTCAGGGTTTTGTTTTTTGACAAGTCGCACACCTGCTGTGCAACTGATATGATTCTCAAGTTTTTCGCTTGATG